CTCCTTTCGGATCCATCTGCGATATTTTCTTTGTTCTAAATGCCATATATATATTAAAAAAAATAGTTATTATGTTTAGAAGGCGAAGTATGAGTCATCGGTATAGTATTCCTTTCGGATGTAAGTACCGGCATATCTCACCGCATCCATGGCATCATCCCATAGCTTCACAGGCTCATCCGTGATTTGGTCGCCAATCTTCTTCCACTTATAATTCTCGTATTCCTTTTTTATCCTGGACTCATCCTCGCAGAACACTCCGAAGGTCTTGATGTTGTCGATGCCTTTCTTCACTACCTTGTTCGCATTCTGCACATCGTATCCTGCATTGTTCATCTCAGCGATAATCTCAGGTCGTGCGTAATCCGCTACAATGGTGATGTTCTTCTCCACCCCCAATGATTCGCATCTCTCGATGAGGTTGGTGGTGGTGAGGTAGCTCTCGTATATAACCGGCTCGATGTAGATATCACTCTCGCACCAATACACTCGCATGAGAGCAGTGGGGTGATTGTAACCGAAGTCAAGTCCATATACATAGTTCACGAATCTTGCAGGTCGATGCTTCACGAAGGTCCAATTGGAATATATGTTTGATTTGCTGATTGCCTTCTCTCCCAATGCGTAGATTTGATACAGTGATTCATCCGTTCTCTTGAGGTCCTCGATTTGTCTACGGATGGAATCGGGAAGGAATGGATTGTCGCGGTACGTTGATTTGATGAGGATACTTTCCTCCTTAGGTAGCTCATACAACCAGGATGCCGATTCACTTGGATTGTAATCGAAGATGAGCTTCCATTCAGTTCTCATGTTGAGCTGAGTGAAGTCATCATAGAATAGCTCATTAGCTTCATTACACCATGCGAGGTCTCTCTTCCTTCCTCGTATCTTTTGCTCATCATCCACACTGAAGAACTCAACGATGCTTCCATTCGGGAATGTGTAGATGTGCTCCGACTTGTTATGGGAGTTGACATCATATAGATCCATCTCCTTCATTATCTCAAGGAAATCCCTCATGACTGTTGCTCTGAGAGCCGGAAACGTCTTTCTGATAATAGAAGTAACCTTCCCCCTATTTTGGAGAGAGTAGACAATTATCATTTGACAAAGAGAATAAGTCTTAGATGACCTACTTCCTCCCTCATTAATTATAAACCGTACATCCTTATCCTGGAGAGCTGAGTAGTTCTTCTCAAAGATTACGGTGCTATTTATTTCCATTCGCTATCTCATAAGCATGAGCCAACATTCCAAATTGACGTTGATCACTCATGACTGCCATCCGATTGATTCTGATATTCACTCCCTTCTTGAAATGGATGTATCTCTCCACAACCTGGCACATCATGTCGATTATGTCACTTGTCATCCGGCTTGATGATGTTCACCTTAATCTCGTTGATGTCCTTTCCGTTGGTCGTGATGTCCGACTTCTCGGTTAAGCCATTTAATCGCTGAGTGATTGACGGATTGTAAAGTCCTGCCAACCCGTTCTCAATCTGATTTTGGCGAATCACTCGCTTAATGCGTGTACAGATACTCACATACGTTGAATATCTCAAATCCCTATTCTCAAAATATTGATGAACACAACCAATCTTCTCCTCAGCAAAGTTAAGGAATCCCTCCAAAGTATATGGTCTTGGAATCAATTCATAATCATGCCTTCCATCCTTACCAACAAACACTTGTTTCTTGATTGGATTGTTCTCAATATATTGCTGCCATTCATTGAATAGAGCTTCGAATTCTTCCTCAGTTAGCATCTTGCGTTTTGGCATTATTCCTCTCCTTTACCTGGTGTTGGTTTAGTTCTTCTTTTTCTCTTCGGAATCGGTTTTGCACTCACTTCTTGCTCAATGCCCTCATATTTGATTGGCTCCGGTGCAGTCGTTGTTTCTGATTCCTTCTCAAATAAATATCCCATGCCAATTGACACATAATATTTATACTTTGATACATCTATATTATCAACAACAATGATTATGTTTCGAACCGTTGTATGCTTGACAATAGTTTTGCCTTTATATTCTGCTTTTATTCTCATCTTTTATCCTGTTTAGATCGTGTTTAATATCCCTAATATAGTAATGAGCTGAGGTTACCGGAATGTCAAAGTATTTGGCCATTGACCTGGCGGTTGTGTATCCCTTCTCATAGTATGCCTCGAAGATTATTAACTTGATTCGGTCCTTGACCTCTCTCTTGTATATCTCGATGCATGATTTCTGATTGTGGTATTTCTTCTCCTCTCGTATCTTGTGATTCAAATCCTCTTCATCATCGCAGTCATTCGGTATATCAATCTCGTTGGCATTGACTCTCTCCTCCAGGTGACTGATTGACGTTGACCAAATGATTTGCTTCTTGATCGTGTTCAATAAATAACTCTTGACCTTATTCTCATCCTTTGTATCATCACTAATCTCAGCCACATAAAGATATGAGTTGTTGATGACCACATCGGCAATCATGTTGGCTTTGAATTTGGCGAGGAAATACTCCGTGTAAGTCCTCACCTCATCATAGTGCCTTGATATGTAGCGGTCAAGTGTTGCTTTCATACCAATTCATGAATTGTTTATAATAAATCTTCCTCACTGTCCTGGCACAAAAGCAATCGGTTGTCTTTGTTCCCGTATGCTCATCATATATCTTGTACAGTGCTTTAAGCGTAATCTTGGCGAACTTCGATGCATCACTTGACGTGATTATCTCATTGATATATTTTACTTGATTTTCGCTAAACATTCCTCAATGATAAACGCAATGAATGATACAATGGTTGCTTGAATGAAATCACCGGTGATAATCCACGTTGACCAAAAACTCATGCACTTGAAACATCCAAGTCCTGCATGAAGATAGTTGACCAAGTGATTCGGTCTGATTCGCACTGCGATGTTATCCCACACCATTTGAAGTGGCTCGAAGGATACCAGGAACCAACTGATTGCGAGTGAAGCTAAGTAAGTCATATATCTTGCTTTAATTTTTCAATATACAAGGTCGCATCCATCAATTCCTCCTGGAGATGATTCAACCATTGCATCAAAGGTAACGAATTATTCTCCAATGTTGTACCATATTTTTTGATTCCCATCTCTGAGCGTTCATAATACTTGGTCATGACCTTAGTGAGAATTGCATCGGTTTGGATTGGTTTCTCTTCGGGAATGACTTCCACCTCTGAAAGCATTTCACTTAACGCACTCAGTTCTTGGCGGTATATGCTTCTCGTGTTTGGTTTAATTTCATGAATAATTAACTCCATTAAATCGTATAAATCTTCAAGTTCTTGGTTTGTTTTTTTCATAGCGTCTTTATATTCTATTCGTCCTGTTAGTGGTTTACATCCCATCTCAATTCATTTGACATTTAACCTCATCGAATGCAGCTTCATCCACCTCATCGATATATACCTCATCATCTTCCATCGTTAACACAATGCAATAGTTGACGTTCATCCCACTGAACACATCTTGAAATCGGTTGATGATCATGTGGGGATTCTCATTCTTGGTGCCGACATAGGCAATGAACCATCTATCTCTCATAATACTTAAAAAATTTGATGTAAAACTCTTCATTCACTGAATGACCTTTCAAGAATCTCCATAACTGAAGGTAAGTGATTCCCATATCTTCAGCGATATGTGCTAATTTGTACCTTTTCGATACCCGTGACCTCACCTCTTTCTCGATGAAGTCACGAATGGTTTCCCCATCAGAAAGGTGAATCGTCAAAGCTCTCACTTACTACCGGTGTTGATTGAACATTCCACACATCCAAAGTATTATAATACTTCCCATTGTACTCACGACCTCTCAGATTGAATTTCACTGTGATGTCGATACCAGGTGAATAGTTGTCGAGTAGTTTGCACTTGTCCTGAGATAATTGGAATATCACATCTTGAGGATACTCTCCATTTGGAACTGTCAACACAACCATTCTCACTGAGAACTTGTCGCTGATTTGTTTGATTGGCTCAATTACTTTGATTGTGCCGGTTACTGTTAATTCCATTTTATTTTGTTTTAATTGTTACTATTGTTCTTGTTGTTTAGTTTCATCATTTTGTTGACTCCAACAATATGATTATTATGATTTAAAAGTTAAAAAGTCTTTTCATTCTATATTTCTCACAATCTTCTTCACTACCTTGAAAGTAAACTATTCTTTCATCATTACTTACTACTTGGTATGTGTCATTAATCAAATGTATTATCTTCATTGTTCTTGTTGTTTAGTTATCATTTCTATTTAAGATATGTGGTAAAAATTGGGACTTATCCTTTCTTAATATCGTAGCACTACTTCCTCACCACTTTCAAAAGTATCATCGACTATCTCAAGGTTTCCGCTGAAATGGTATCCAATTGCTCTCAAAAGTCCTTCGACCATTCTCACTGCTTCGTCAAGGTCAACATCGTTGTGAGGTACTTGGTGTGTCACTGTGTGTTCGTATTGTTCGATTGTTATTTTCATTTCGCTTCTAATAGTTTATAGTAATCATTATAATACTCAGTACATAACTCCAATCTCTCAACCATCTCCTGCTCCTTCGCATCATCACGATCAAAAGAAAGTACGGTGATTCTCTTCTCCGGTGCGATGTGGTCAACTCGGTGTATATCTAAGTTCTCCCACTCGTTTAGTAGCTCGTTGGATGTAGTTACCATGCAATAGATTAATTCTGCCTTAGGTTTGTCGTATAGCCTCATGTAAGCTCTCAGTTGCCACTCATAGATTGCATCATATCCATCCTCTGCCATCACTGGAAAGGTATCCAATGACCAGGATGTTTTGATATCGATGATTGAATCATTGGTGATGATGTCTGCTTCACCGGTCATCAGCTCGTCAACCATTCTCACGGTATTCTTGACGTATCCCTCGAATCGCACGGTATTGAGCAGGTCAATTGAATCCTGCTCTTGACTTAATCCCTTCTCAATGTACTTGGAATTGATTTGACTGCGGTATCCGTAGAAGTTTTCCTTAGCAACTTGCTTGATGTAAGTTTTTGCAGTTTGTCCCATTTCATTCTTACCACGACCGTTGGTCATCAACTTGCCGATGGAGGATGGATGCCACTTCATAATTCCAATGCTTTAAGTTGTACCTCGCTCAATGTCCATTTCTCAATCAATTGCTCCTTTGTGTACTTTCCTGCAGTAATCGATGCCACTGCGGATTCGAATCTCGCATTGTCCAACGCAGGTTTAACCGGTGCAACTGCAATCGATGCTGCCTTTCCATCATCATCCACTGCCTGAAGGGATAGAAGTGATTGCAATGTACCTCTTCGGAAGTAAGTCACTGCACTGAGTACCTTTTGTGGATCCGTAATAATCGGCAAGGTCATGAATGACTCAACCATCTCTCCCGAATCGATATCAATGATTCTCGTCACCACATCATTTCCAACAATTGGCTGAAGCAATATCAATCCATTCTCCAATAGAATCGGCTCGACTGCGGTGAGCAGTGCATTAATGTCGGCATATGACTTTTTAAAATGTGGATTCGTAGCATTCTTTGCTACCTTTCCAATCTGCTGCTTAGCAGTGTGCAACTTTTGATACAGTGTTGCGACTGTTTTCGTGTTCTTTTCCATAATTAGCGTGTTAATTTTCAATAAAGATAATAAACTATTTTAAATTGGCAATAAAATTATCATAAAATTCGATGAAATCATCAAAAGTTCTTGAGATATAGTACACTCCTCCAGCATCTTCAATCATTTGTTGATATACTTTTTGTGCATCTGATTGGCGGTCCTTCCCATACTTCACCTCAATCTTAACTGACCTACCTCGAATGGTTGCCGAGATATCCGCTGAACCTGGTGTTCCCGTTCCTTTGGTCCATTGTCCTCCCATTGCCACTCCATCGGTACGGTACTTTTTGCGATACACTCCCATCGTATTGATTCGCTCCGCTTGACATCCACTCATCTGAAGGAATCCGCAGATTGATTTGGTGAGTGCGTTTGCTGAGTTATCCTGCCAATTGGTTAGGAAGCTATCCACATATGGAAGATTCGGATACTTTGCTCGTGTGAGAGCTCGTTCGAGGTCCTTGATTCGTTCTTTGTTTGCTTTTGTCATTGTTTATGGTTTTAATATCATTGAACAAATTGCCACTCCCAAAACTAATCCAATTCCAAGAGAAGTAATTATTGCAATTGTTAGGTCAAATTTGTATTGTTCTTTTTCCGATGGTGTCATATCTCCTTTGCTTTATCGTTTAACTCATCCCAAATGTCATCCTTTGGTTTCTCAACCTGCACTCCTGGTATACTCAATTCAAAGTACCTTCCATTGTGATTCCTTCCTTTGCTCATGATTAATCCTTTCACATTGGCATATTCAGCTACCCACTTGAGGAACTTCCTTGATTCCAATTCTTTGTATCCATTGAATTCGGATGTGAATTGTTGCATCACTCCACTGTTGTAATGGAATATATTGAGTGCAAGATTCCCCTCCTCAGTCCAATCATAGAAATCTTTCGATGTCGATTGAATGAATCTCTTCGCATCGGCATTGATTGATATTGATTTGGTCAATCCATTGGATAGGAAAGATTGAAGATTCTTTATCATGTAATTATCGAAGCGAATCCAATCATCATCATTCCATGAATCGAAGAGCAATCTCCCATACTCATCCAATGGCGATCGTCTTGAATGGAAGTATTGAAAGAATTCAAGCTCATGCCTTCTCCGGTCATGAGAGCTTCCTGCTCCACTTATAACATAGTTGGTTGTGATTACAATCTTTGGTGACCTCTCGAATGGAATAAATATCTCATCCTTATTTTTTCGATTGACTGTGATTCCTTCCGAGATAATTGAGAACAGTTGCTCAAAATCAAAGTTCCTTTTGACATCATCGAATGCTAGAATCTGAGAATCCAAGTTCACTCGCTGATAAACAAAATCACTCTTGCCAGGATTGAATGCCTTTCCATCAATCTTCACGACTCTTCGGAAGTATCCAAGAGCTGCCAACATCAATGACTTCCCACTTCCCCCATTTGGATTGTCATCAATCTCTTGGTCATTGAAGATGATTGCTTTTTGGTCGGTCTTATCTTTGAATGAATGAATCAGATATCCCAAGGTTGTTTCAAGTGACATGATTCTCACGTCATCATTGGCAGATACTTTTTTAACGAAATCCTCAAAGTCATTTGTTGAGTCCTTGATTGGTGTGAAATCACGTTGGATGATTTGATTCTCCCAAATGTATCCATCCACATCGATATAGCTCATGACCTTCACATCATTCTTGGATACTTTCACCACTCCATTCTTGAATGGGATGAATGATGAGTCCTTTGTATCCTGGAGCATGAAGATATCAATCGAGTCAATCATGTTGAGGTGATTCTCATTGAAGAGATATGGTGAACGTGAACAATAGTTCCATACATTGACCTCATTTTTATCAAGAAGGTAGTTCAAAACATAATCCTTGATTTGCTCAGTTGAGCTCAATCGTACTTTGTTCTCCTTTACCCTCACAAATGTCGGTCGTTCAGCATTCTCCGGATAGTATTTGTTGAATCCACTCTTCACAAGGAACTCACTGTACTTAATTGGCTCGATTTGTATTCCTTTCTTTGAGTCCACCATCCAAAACACATCATCACCGGATGCAATCTCTTCCTTGATATCATCAATGATGTCATCAGCGACTCCCAATTGTTTCTTGATATCATCCTTAGTGATTCCCGACTTTAGTTTTTGTTTGACCTTGTGGAAGGTATCCTTATCTTCAAAGTATTTTGTTGAGAATGTAGCCTTTTTGTATGCTGAATTGATGGATGTTACCATCTCACCATGGTTGAAGCTCGTGCCTTGACAATACTTGGTCCAAATGTACTGTTCAGTGGTTGCCTTATCGATGCCATATTCACACATGACACAAGCCAACTTGAAAACAAAGTGATTGCGACTGCCTTCCTCGAATTTACATCCATGGTCGAATCGTTCAATCAAGCTGATAATCTTATCCTCATCATTCAATACACAAGTTGGAGTACGTTCAGTGTAATTGTATCCCTCATCGGTTTCAATTCCCTCCCATACTTGACAAAACTCATTGAAGTATATTTTCGGATCGTATGATTCAAAACAAACACGAGATACATTTGAATTTTTTACATCAAAATAATCCGATTGGAAGTATTTCCCGAATGCGGTGAATCTTCTCTTGTGTTCGAGCTTATCTGATTTTGGAATACTGATAACTGCCTTTAATCCATTTCCACCTGGAGAGGTGAATACCATCATGACATGCTTGTCATCAATCAAACGAGCTCTCTCCTCATTCATTTTTGTTTTGGAAGGATATTGGTCAAAATCCAATACGCATAATCCCGAATGCTCAACCAATGAATTGTCATTCCTTTCGGAGAATATCCCATTGAACATTATTGCATTCAAGGATGACTTCAATCGGTCGTGTTCAGAATCACTTTTATCAAGTGAACGGATTTTTGTTATTTTGGAAATCAATTCAGGATTCCCAACTTTTATCCTGGTATATATTTCGTGAATTGTGAGCTCATACGGTGTATCTTTTGAGCTAAAAAGATTTTTAAAAACTGATACTTTCATGCGGTGCGTCTTAATTTGTTTCTTTCATTTTCTATTTTTGTAACCCACCTTAAATTTTCAAGTCGATTATCATCCCTCACTCTATTAATGTGATCGCATTCTTTACCTTGAGGTGCCATTCCAATAAACGCCATTAATACTAAGCGGTGAATGTCAATAAATTTTTGCTTACCTTGTTCATTTAGACAAACAAAAATATATCCTTTTACTCGTTTTTGAGGTTTTAATATTTTTTGATTTCCTCCTTTTAGGGATTTTACTCTTCCGAGATTACTAACCTGGTATGATGGGAATCCAGGTATTCCATTAAAAATTTCTTTCATCTGCAACATTTAAGTAATAAAAAAGCCCATTAAGTTTCGTGGTTGCAGCACTACTTCTCAATGGACTTTTAAGTAATTTTTTTAAAGGTCTGCAACACCTGTACAAATATAACGAATAATGATATACAAAAGTTGCATTGAATTAAAAATTTAAAATAAACATGACAATCATGACAATGTAAAAAGTTACCGTCACGGCTATATCCTTTATCTATATTCATTTTAAGCCAAAGCGTGACGGTGACGTTACGAAAAAAATTTGCCTCTCTCACTTTTTATCATATTTTGTAGAGTCCCTATATAAGAGCATCGTCATATTGTCACGCCTTAATTGGCAATAGCTCCTCATATTCATTCTTTAGCACCCTTCTTTTGATTGATTTGAGCTGATTGTACGACTTGCATTTGAGGATATCATCTCTCAAATATCTGCAATATTTCACATCTGCGGTCCCATGAAGCTCATCGATATCATCCTGGATGACCGTTGTGTAATATAAGTCACCGCTTTCAATTGACCAATGATGCTGCTTGATGTTGTGAATCACTGTTGCATGATCACGATTAAACATCTCACCCACCACTTTGAATGGCATATTCAATGCCCGGAGTGATGTCATCAGATACCTCCTCCTCATGTTATTGACTTGTTTTCTATTCTTGGTATCTAATCCATCTCGTTGGATGATTACTTTAATTGCTTTGATTTTCTCGTTCTTTGTCATACCGGCTCCACTTTAAACTTTCCAACAATACACAACCCTTGATTCAAGAGCTCCGATTTCTTCCAATAGCACAGTGCTTTGGATGGAAATGTCCAGGACTGAATCACTGACTTTCCGGAATAGTAACTTAATTTATACATAGCGAGATTAAATAAAATATGATTAACATTCCACCCAATACTAAACTCAACGCAATTCCAAGCATTGATGCTTCATAATTCTCTTTTCTTTTGTAGCTCATAACGTCTGATTAAATTTTATTTGACAAATTCTTTTGTACAATTCCTCATTGAATGTACCTCTAATGTGTTCGTGTGATGATTTGGTTGTCCAAAACCTTGTCATCCTTTGCAGTCTAAATACCATATTCACTCCAATCAACATCGTTATCACTATCATTTCCCCAAGTGTACTCACTTAGGAACTCTCTTTCATCCATCAACCACTCAATCATGTTAAGCATCCATTCTTTGTATCCTGGACCGAACTCCATGACCTTATCGGTTGTATCTTCATCAGTCCACCATACTCCATCCTTCATGTGGATGTCGATGTCATACTTGCAACTTCTGAAATCATAGTTATTCTTCCAATACTCAAGGTTGACTTTGAAGTATATTTTACCGATTTTGTAGTATCCAATCATCGAGCATTGGTCAACTTCCATGAAGTCCAAATCAATGCGATCAATCTCTTTTTTCCAATTCATTTTTGCGTGTGTTTAGTTATGAGTTCCCCATATGCATCCAATACCTTGCTTTGGGTTTGTTTTTCTTCGATTTGCGGAGCTTTATTGGTTTGGTTATAGTTTGGTTGCGTTGAGATAAAATAACTCATTACAAGCCAAAATAATGACAATGCCACCACAGTGCCAAGGATGTCCTTTTGATTTTCGTTTAGTGCTTTCATTTGATTTGTAGTTTGTCGATTAATTGTCCAAGTGTTGCAGCTCGTGTTCCTGCTCTCTGAGTTCCCTCATCATTGATTCCGAATGCCTCAAGCATTTCCATGTACTCATTCCATAGAACATCGTGTTCCTGGATAATTGCGTCAATCATTTCTTGTTTTTTCATAGCGTTGTTTTTAATTGTTTACCCCACAAAGATACAAAAGGTTTCATAAATGCAAAACTTTTTCAACTTTTTTTTCAGTTTTGAACAAAATAAATTGTGAATGCTTGATTTTGCTGAAAGAAACTATACGTGAAAAGTACTTAATCAAGGTGAAATTCACGTAATTATACGTTATAAGATACAAAACGCGTGGTTTTTTTCCATCATAAGACAAGTTACTGCATGAATTTTTCCACAAATTTCAGACAATAAATAAAAATAGTGTCAAACGTTTGTCCCAAAACAAGGGTAAATATGGGACATCCTTGTAACAGAACAAAGATAAAATGTCAAGTTATAGCCTGAAAAAAGTTGACAAAACTCAGGTTATACCCTTAAAAAAAGGGGAGCCTCACGACATCCCCCTTAACACACGCTAATGAATTGTAAATATACTAAAACAAATGTGAAATTCTACACACTTGACCGAATTCTTTGTGATGCAAAAATCCTTCAACCGCCTGAGGGGAATGTTGGAATCCTTTTATGTGATGCCAGGAGTCGGTCCCTGAAGGTGATCGTAACGATTCAACAGTTACTCCAATGTAATCTTTGGATGTCTTGTGGTGAACGTGATGAGTATAAACGTAACGGTGCTTAGATAAGCTCCATTCATGTGGGAACTCGGTTGCCATTAACAAAGGTAAATCTCCATGCTTTGCTCCATCTCCATGAGTGGTGCCGATTAAGTTTTTCCCATAAAGGAATCCTTTGCGATGGGCGATGCTGCAATCAAAAGTAATATTATCAGAATCTTTGAACCAGGTTTGGATGACATCTGCCAAAAAGAATCCGTGAGTGTAATCGTGATTAGATGGATTGAAGGTGAAATGAACATCAGCTACCGCCAACAATGTTTCAAGGATGTCAACATACAATCTTTTCGCAATTAGGAAATTTGAATACCACATCCCATCGGTATCCTGCGGTGTTCCTGCGGTGGTAGTTCTTCTCGGTGTATCAATGTGAAGGATATCATTCCCTCCAATGAATAGAATCTTATCAATGTTGAATCCGGTACATTTGTCAAGAATTCCTTGCACCCCTTCCTTCACTCGTTTAACCGCAATCTGATTGTTGTATGTTTCGCCCGTTTCAAATGCATCGCATAATTTACCAATGTGAATATCCGCAGGATCTATAACCAACAAATGTCCTTCGGTTGATGGATTGCGGAAGATGGTTGGATATTGAGGTTTGAAATCCTTGATGTCCTGGATGATTGATTCCTGAAGTTTCTTGTAATTTGTTTCTTCAGTTTCTTTGAAGTTTGGATTCTTAAAGAATAACGATGCGTGTTTGTTTTTAATCCATCCATGTTTGACATCCTTATCATCTAATCCTAATCCGTTTGATTCAAGTTTGATTGCCCTGTAAGATTCTAAAATTTCAATCTCATCATCCTGCAATCGAAATCTGCTTTGTTTACTCATTTGAATAGTTTAGTGAGAAGTTGTAACCTACCTCTGAAGGTTTCACTCAAGGTCAACCTAACAAGGAATCCTATAATGAATGCCAATATTACAATAAACCAATTGATTTTTGTCTTTGTGATGTATTTATTTTGATACTTTACTTTTTGAGCTTCCGCTTTGATGTACTTTACTTTGTACTTGTATTGGATTTTTTTCTCCCATTTCGTCATGGGAACATACTGCGTGTGCCACATTACAACCGTATCCTTTTGAGTGATATACTTCTGCCAAACGATAGTATCGTTGACAATCACCGGAAATGAATCAACTGAAGTGATTTGGATGGTATCGGATACCTCCTCACATTTATATCCTTTTTTGATTGCCTTGTTGAGATGGTGCTCTGCTGAACACGATACCAATAATACACTAATGAGTATTAAGGTCTGAAGGTTTTTTGATAATCTGATAATCGATTGAGCCATCCGTTCAAAAATTTAGCGTTTTTCCCTGTTGAAATTTCATAAAAGAATCGTTTTCTTTCGTTGATTAATTCATCAAATAATATAGTTGGATTGATAGCATTCGCAGCGTTAATCGTTTTATTCCCGATTATCCCATCTATACTGCACAATACACCACAATGATTGATGCAAGTCTGAAGGGACTTAATTGCTTGTTTTGCACCACTTCCCCATGCCATCCCTGTAACAAAAATTGCAATATTTTGTGACGTAAATGAATCACCTTTAACGCCATCCCAATAACCTTTCTTAAATATTTTAAACCAATCCTCTGAACTCATTGCAAAGAATCTCTCATTGTTTTCGGGACCATAAAAAGATACAAAAGTTTTGAACGTGATTCCTGCGTTCGTATGCCATCCCGTTTTGCCATTGAATGGTGTTGGACATGGATAAGATGATGCCGAATCGGATTTGTCACGACTCAATCCACCCTCCCATTTCTTCGTGAACTTAACGTACTTTTCAATCAATGTCATTTGAATTCGTCTAAGTTAGTCTTTGTCCTGGTGATAAATTTGCGAAGAGCTGCAAGTACATTCTTGCCGGTAACACTCTCATATGATTCGTTGATGGACTTAATCTCAACCATCACACAAAAGAATGCGAATACTTTGGTCATTATCAGCTCAATTGAGATGAACTCAGCGATGATATCCCCTGCGATGTACTTCTCAATCAGAAACGTGAACATAATCGCACCACCGTAAAGCAATGACTTGGAGATTGTGTCTGATAATCTGCGAGATTGGAAGGCTTTCCAACCGCCTTTCTTCACTGATCGCCAAATGCCGAAGCAGGTATCAATCGTGATGGCTAACATAGCCAAGTAAATCATTGGCATGACCGGTGAAAGTACCGCCCAAAAAGAAGCAATTAATATCATAACATTCTGCCTCACAATACCAAGATTGAATTGTTATAACCGTTATCAGTTGGATATCCGCAAGTCCATGTTCCATTCATATAGCAATTTCCTACACACATATGACAATCAATCTGAGGTCTTAAATCAGTATCGCGATTCTCATTACTTGTGAAGATAGGAAATTCCGCTTTGTTCTTTACCAGGTACCGAATCAATCTCATCTCAAAGAATGATGCCTTTTGAGCATAGTGTTCCATGCCGAATGCGACATCCGAACGCGATACACTTGATGAGTTATCACCGAACTGTTGCTGAAGTCCTTTGTTTTTCAATTGGTATGTCAATCCGAAGATTGCATCCTCAGCTGAACGCCAAGCAATCACCGGTTGAATGAATAGAACAAGAGCTTCCTCATCATTACTTAATGTCTGAGCATTGTATTTCTCAAGTAAGTCCTCATAAAAGACTGTTCCCAAGATTGGCATCACTCTCAATTGTGCTTGAGTTGCGATGTATGGAGTCACATCAGTCACATCCACATTGGCAGTGATTGGTGTATTTGTTTTGAGGTAGGTTTCAGTTATAAAGTACAACATTATGCTTGAGGTGTTTGTAAGGTTGGAACTACATCACCGCCTTCTACCGGTGCTAAGGCTGCTAATGCACGAACTTCGTTGGTTGTCATCGTGTTGAGGACCTTTGTCGCTACCAATGGACTCATAGCATTCAATGCATCTTGAGTTTTGGATGCATCTCCCTCAACCTCAACGATTGTTTCATTGATGATTTGGAAGTTGTTGATTGTGAAGTCTGCGGATACCTTAGCAATTCGAAGTATCTCATTGAAGATATCCATCACCTGGTCTCTCAATGGCATCACCACGTTTTTCTCAAAGATAACATAGGCTTGTTTGATATCACTACCGCTTCCAAGTGAACCCGTTGTACGAACTCCCATCAGTATCGGATCTATTGTGTGAGCAAAACAAATCTGCTCGGTGTTCAATCCCGATGCTTCCTGGAATAGTTTATCGTTTTGATTGGTTGGAATGCTTTCAATTTTCGGTAATTGGTCTGAGCTATTAGCAAAGAACGCAACCGCTTTACCTGCATTCGCTGCTCCTTTCATCTTATCGATGGTTGCACGAAGTACATTCTTCTCCTCCTCTGATTGTGGACGCTTAGGGAACATCATTGCGAATGATGGGAATACACTGTTTTGAATGTTTGATTTTGCGAAGTAACTTAATTCTCCCGAAAGATATGCAAAATTTAATGCCGAACTGTATTTCGGAAGCGGATACCACTCCTGACCTAAACACTCAACCTCATATACGAATAGTTGGCATTTATCAGTGCAAGTTGGATGATGTCTTTGGATATCACGCACATCGATTCTTGATGCCCAATCATCACAAATAAAGTAGTTGTTTGGATTTTGCCCTCTTCTCACTTTGTCCGGTGAAACATTCTCGATACGAGTGAGCTTCATCTTATCATCAAAGTACAATTTAAAATATACACGGTTGTGTACAATCAATTGTTCGGTTGTTATCCGAACTGTCTTTTTCAATCGAGATTTCTTTTCAAAGGTGTACAATTCAAGTAACTCTTGAGGTGTTGTTGTGGTAGCTCTCAATTCAATCCCTCCACCAATTACTGCATTTGTTTTGTAATCTACGATGGAACCATGCAGTGGCGATGAATATACCAATTGATTCAATATGGAAGGAAATAAATTCGCCTCACCAAATGGAATCCATCCACTTGTTTGATGCCTTCCATTCACATATGGAAGAGATAAATTTCCCGAACCAATCTTTAGGAATGGTGTTGAAAAGGATTGATATCCTTCCACCACTTCAGGTGATTCGTTTTTTGTTGTTCTAAATCGGTCAAATAATCCCATGTTAATCGTAGATTGAGTTTTGTATTGCACCACTTACAACCATTCTACCCTCTTCGATAACGATTCCCGTTGTGTCCTGGATAGATGTTGGTGGATATATTGCTGATTCATACACTGAATATCGGTATTGTCCTTTGACCAACACAACATCAACAGGCTCATCCAATAAGAAGAGGTTGAATCTTTCCTTCCAAGTGGACGTGTCTAATGTTGTGAATAGTATTGGAGCATCGGTGGTATCCATTTCATTCTCAAAAATGAACAAATAATACGGAGTCGAGAGGGTGCTTACCTCAGTTAGAGTCAGCACAATTGAATTCACCTCACCTTTATCAATGTATATCATACTATTATATTATAAAAAGTAGGAAAAATGTTTATAAAAAAAGCCACCCGATATGGATGGCTCTCTCTCTTTCTAAGTAATATTAAGCAAGTAATGCATCAACAATAGTTGAGTCAACTTCGTATGCAAGGAAATCATTCTCCGCGATCAATGTCACTGAGTATTTCGAACCATCTGCACGAGCCGTTCCGGAACCTTCACCAACTGCACTCAATTGCAAGTATGGGAAGTACCAAAATAAACCATTTGCATCTTCGATGATTGCGTTCAGGTATTGTTGACCAGCACCAAGAACTTTAATCGCTTGAGATTTCGCTTGGTCACGACGATGGAACATCAAGCTGATTGTTGCAGTTACATATGAGCTACCATTGACAAGGTCAATTGCTGCATCTTCGGTGTAACTTCCGGTATTTCTGCGGATTTCGAATTCAGTGTATAAATCACCACCACCAATTAAGGTGATACTATCAATGGTCCATGAATTTGGAGCTGAGTCCAAAGTGAATCCATCGATGTTATCTTGTTGATTTATGTACACTTTGAAAATCCCACCACTGTTGTTCAAACATGATTTCACAATGGTTTCTAAATTTTCGCACGACATAGGATGAGTTTAAAAAATTTTAAAAAATAGAGGGGAGTATTTCATCCCCTCAAGAATATTAATTATGCAGTAGCATTGTAGAATACAACCTCAGCACCATTCACGTGAGTGAATCCAACTTTCATGTTTGCACGAGTACGGATAACCGGCTCAGCAACTGTGTCAGCAAGATTGATTGCACGTAATGCTTTACCATCACCTTCAGCATCGAATGCATACAAAAGATTTCCACGTAACGTAGCAACAATTTTGGATGTTGTTCCCATTCCTGGACACATTACCATCTTGATACCTAAGTAAGAGAAGTCCAATGCTTGAGTCAAGTTGGCTTGAGTATTCGCAGCAGCAACCGCAGCACGATAAGCAGTAGCTACCGGTGTTGATACATAGATTCTCAATTCTCCTTGGTTAGCGATAACCGCAGCAGGAATAGCAGCGTAAACCAATGCCAATTTAGCAAGTACGTTAGATGCGTTGATAGCAACCGGTGAAGCGATGTCAATCACGTTAGCTGAATCAGCAACTAATGACTTCACATAACCATCACACAATGCAAGTGCAGCAACTTCAGATTCCGTATCACCTAACCAACGTAATTTCTCGATGTTTTCAGCAATTGTTTTTGCCATTTCTCCCCAATAGAAGTCCATGAAAGATGCAACAGTGAAATCACCGTTAGAACCTTTTGTCATTTGTAATGAAACAAATGATTGCTCCAAAGAAAATTGACAAATCTCAGCCATTGCGGATAATCCACATACGTCTACCTCTACTGAAGCAAGTTCATCAGTTGAAGAGCTCCACCCACAGTTTTCGGCTTGCAACACCTGTCCGAATGTGATTGTCGAAATTTTTGTCTTATATTTTACTCCAGGAAGTGTACGGTAGTTATCAACTACTTCCTCATTCAAATACGCACGAGAATAGAATGCCTCGCTGTTTGCTTGTAATAACGCTGATGCGTCAATGTCCAAGTCGAATTTTAATTTTCTGCTCATTTTGTTTTGTTTTTTATTGATTAATTATTAAGGTTTAAAAATTTACTTACTGCACTAAATTTGTCATGCGTTGATAATTTAACTTCAGTCGCTTCAACTTCAGTTTCAGTTACCATCATTTCTTCCATTTGGTTGCGAAGGTCAGCGATCAATGCGATGATTGCTTTCTCTCTCTCCTCAAGAATCGGTGTAACGATTGCAAGGACAGCCTCTGAATCCAAAGCAGGATCAATTGCCATTTCTTCGTTTACTGCATCTTCAACAATTGGAGCTTCTTCCTCAACAACTGTTTCTTCGAGTGCAACTTCTTCCATTGCAACCTCTTCAATTGGTGCATCCTTAATCTCAATGATTTCGCCATCTACAACAACGTAGATTTTGCCATCGATTAAGTGCTCCCCATCAGGTAATTTGTTCATGTTATATTTATTTAATTGATTACTTAATTTCAACCCCAAGAATCCCTCAATAGAGAATCCAACTTGGTCATTGGCAACCAATTCAGCATAATACTCTTTATCAGTTATCTGAGCAGTCACCATTAACGTTCCTTTTGGAACTTCAATACCGAATGTTGAGAAGGCTTTATCTTGCTTTGGATTGTCAACCACCCATGTTTCAAGGATATATGCAGGAACTGTCTTGGATGTATCATGCTCCAGGTTAAATAGGTCACGATTACGAAGGTCACTCATGAACTTCTCATGAATCTTTGCGATTGTTTCCTCAGTAAACTGAACATAGTATTCTCCCTCCTGGTCATCCTTGCGATATATCTCCATCGGTATCATTGCAGGTGCGGTGATTCGATACTTTAAGTCATCAGCGAATATCATTCGTTGTGCTTGTTCGAACGCCATTCCTTTCACCTTAATTGCCGGTTGAGATGTGAACGCAATCTGCTCAATACCCAAATCTTCTCCATCGGAGTATTCGGGATCAATCGTGATTTTGTAAATTGGCAAGTCTTTGGTCATGTATATATTAAAAAAATTGTAAATTTGTTCATAAAACATACTTATGATAAAAATTTTTGAGAGGGAAATCCCCAACAAGATGGATGAATTGACCATTGAACAATTCGAGAAAGTGACTGAAATCACCAACAACAAAGAACTTGACAACATCGAGAGATACATCAAGATATTTGAATACTTTGGTGTAAAGGAATCCGAATGGGATGACAATGATGTTGAGCTTTCAGACTTTATTGAGATAGTGAAGGAATTCAATTCTAATAACTATGAGAAAAAAGAGCCTATTGAGTCAATTGAATTGGATGGATATACCTATGAGGCTAAGATGAAGCTCTCAGTGAAGGATACCAAGATGATTGAGAAACTAATCAATCGCAAATCGCACAATTGGATAAGTGATTTATTGGCATTGATGTTCAAACGAACTGACCTCAGTCAAGTGGAACACTACACTGAAGCACATTTGAAACACAAAGCGAAACTATTCAAACAATTGAAAGCGGAAATCGCAGTGCCTTACCTGGTATTCGTTACCGAAAAAATCTCAAGCCATGCAAAATCTGAAGCTGCCGAAAGCGTGGAGCCAAATAACGATTGAGCAATTCATTGAGATAAGGTCATTAAACATTGAGGATGGAACATTGCAATACAATACCGATGTGCTCTCCATCCTCTCCGACCTACCCATTGAGGACTTCGATGATATAGAACTTGACGAACTTCAGGACATCACCAAGCAATTGAAGTGGATGACCTCAGAACCATCCAAGAGATATCAGCATCAGCTCGATGAATTCAAGCTCAAGCCATTTGTTGACATCACTCTCGGTGAGTTTATCACATTGGAGGGATTCGTTACC